TCTCATTTGAGTATTCACATACAAAGAAAATCGATATTCAGAATCCATATCGTTGAACACGGAATCGAATTGACTTAGAGCATATTTATAACGCTCTGTTAAATTCAAGTGTAAAACTTGCCCCCTATAATTCGTTACCATCTCCTCAATAGTAACATCCTCCTTTTCCTTACCTGATTTATTAGCTGCATCGGAACGCATTTGAGCCCTTACAATTTCAGGGTTATCGTTGAACGGGTAATACCATTCTTTATCTTCTTTCTTTCGATTACCGAACATACTTTTTTTAGCAGCCCAATCTTTCAAGTAAATCCTACCGGGATATTCATTGGCATCTTCTCTCGATTCACGACAATTAGCATAGTCTAGAACCTCTGGGTTCTTTTTCACTAAGTCGCCGTCATCATTAAATCCATACCCAATCCAAATAAACGAACCGTATTGCCCCGCTATTTCATTAGCAATATCATTGACTAAATCGCTTAGATATAAACCTCGCTTAGGATTAACCAAACGATCGTTAGTAACGCCCCTGCCCGAAATGAAGTTAGCCATTATAGTCTTAGCCCGTTTAGCTGTGGGGCTGTTGTTAATGGCTCTATCCAATTCGTACGGGTACAGGTTGTTATCCCCGTTGGTGTAAATGCTGTCGTCTTTTTCGTCAACACTTATTACCCGGGAATACAACTCGTATAGTTTAGCTCTTACCGATTTAACGATTGCCATTTACAGTTCTTTTGCTATGATTTCTCTTTTTTCATCGACCTTGGTAGCTTCGCCAAAATCAATATCATTGGCTTCCGCATACTCATCCATATCTTTTCCGGTTGCTTTTGATAATTCTATCAAGCCGTCTCCTGATTTTATGAATGTTTCCCCTGGCAAAACTTTAAAAGCTTTTTTGCGATCTTCTTTTTGCGCTTTATTCCCCGTTGAAAGATACTGCTTTGCAAAATCTTCAGTCATATTAAAACCGTAAGTTCTAACCGGACGTTTCTTATCATTAAGATAAGTGAAGATTGTGTTTGTGTGCCTGGGCTGTAATGAAAATGATTTCTTTTTATTTGCCATAACTTTATTTATTTTGGTGTCTCCACCTGATTTTACTCTATTTATAAATTTCTTCCAGTCGCTTTTGAAGGTGCAACCAGCGCAGTTTGGTCTACGTCCAAAGATACGTTCAAATTCTTCCAAATAAAAACCCATAAGACTTTCGCTGTTACGCACCTTATGGGTTTCTAATTTAATAAATTCGTCTAAATCCATTAGGCTGCCGGTTGAGCGAAGGCAGAATCAAAATCCGCTTCCTCATCGCCTGCCACAGTTGACTTATAGACCAATGGAAGGGAAGATTCCGGGCTTCCATCATTACTTGATAATACTATTGGAGTTCCCCCTCCGTTTTCTTGAATTGAATAAGTGTAGTCTCCTGTGGATACACCGTTTTGAATTCCATACACTTCTACCGTGCCATCGCCAAACTGCATAGCGACTACATAAGAACCTTTGTCCAAAGATTCTAAAATAGCCTTAGCTTCTTCGCTTGCTCCGGCTACCAACATTTGCACCTCGTGCGAATACTGCGGCAAACCTAAATCTGAAGTAGATTTATTGTACCGGCCAAAGTAAATAGATCCATTCTCAGAACCTGAAAAACGATAACCTTGTGCCCCAGCCTTTAGGGTAAATTCTACGTTATATAATGGCGTTTCGGGTGCAGTGTCATAGTCGGTCTTGTTGATTGTATATTCAGCAATGTCCGTTCTATTGATAACTACTGCCTGTTGAAAGTACTTTCTTTGAACAGGCACGCAGCTAATATCTTGACCTACTCCCAATCTCGCACATAATGGTAATACTGCCATAATTTCTGTGTTTTTTTTAAATTGCTAGTATGTATTCGTCCTTCATTGGAATCCCAGCTCCTAAGTAAGAACTTCCTTCCACGTAAACTTTCTTGTCATCCTTGGAATACCAAACATCCATACTTTCAAGAGCTTCAATTTGTGAAGTACCTATTAACAGGTTGTTTCTATATGTAAGGGTTGCCCTGTTTGGATTTACCCTTGCAGCAGTACCCCCACCTCCGTTTAATTCAGTCGTTCCGTTAATTACTCCGTCCCAGGCATTGTGCACCATAATAGGTATTCCGAAAATACGCAGCCCATTGAGCATAAACACTCTTGATTGAGTAGCTGTATTCGGGTCTATACATTCACAGTTATATCCTTTAAGATCGTTTAATCCATTAAGGAAAGTAACCAAGGCTGTTGCCATTGCACGTGTTACCCTGAATTCTAATATAGAAGGGTCAAACCAAGATTGGGTTCCTGCCTCTAAGTACATAGCTTCCAAAGTATCGTAAACCTCTTGGCCTGTCATTTTTTGTTCTGCAAAAGTAAGCGCGTCATTCTTGGCAATATCAATTACCTGAGATGCGTTTGCTTCAGCCTGAGTAAAGAACCCGTCAAACTTACTAAAAAGCGGTGAAGCGGAATTCTTATCAGCGAACCAAGATGTACGCCACATTGCAGCGTTATGGTCTCGGCTAAATGCATCCGTCATAAATGCAATCATTGCAGTATTAAGATCTGGCTCACCCTCTTGTGTGTGTCTCCATTGGTTGAAGAATCTCAAGAAGCTCTCGTCAAAAGAACGTAAACAAATCCCTACTCTACATTCGATAAGACCAAGCTCCCATTGGTGAGATGCAAAATCATTAGTAATGTCGCAATCATTGGGCGCGCAAGATGTTTCATCCACAAAAGGGAAGCTATCGTAATTAGGGGTGTTGTTCAAGATAGGAATAACGTTCCCGTGTCTTACTCCCGGTGTTATCGTGTGACTTTCGGAAATATCCCCGTCATCAAATGATTTGGAGTAAAGCAATTCGCTTAATTCCATTTTGTCCGCGGAAACTAAATCGTCTACCAGCGGCAATAGGGTTGTTACAAAGTTATCTGTGTATGCCATTGTTATTTATTTTTTAGATTAGCAATTGCCGCTGAAGCCGCTGTTTTTTTGACTTCGTTTTGTGGCTTTTTTGGTTTTTCTTTCTTAGCTAATACAGGGGTTTCTTCCTGTTCCAGCTCCTTAATTTTATTAATTGCAGCCTTTAAGTTTGTGATCTTCTCATTCTTATCAGTTACTTTATTTTGAATTTCGGATAGCTGCTTTTTAAGGCTTTCGTTTTCCTCTTTGATCGTGTTCATTTCCTCGTCATCAGTTTCATTACTTTCTGCTTCAGGTTCTCTAATTTCGGTAAGCTCCCCTGTTTCAAAAACGTAAGTAACCGATTGATCTGGATTATCTTCTTTAGGAATTTCATACTCCCCGGAGGCATCCGCACCATCCACGCGGGCTTTTGTTCCTAATACTATTGCATCATCATCTTCTAATTCGTAGAAGTCTAATTCAGTTTGATCCGCAGAAAAAACAATCTTATTCAGAATGCTTTCATTACCTTCAGTTTTTAGGAAGTTTTTAAATTCATCCCAAAGGGTTTTCTTATTTTTTGATTTGCTCATTTTATTTTCATTTTTTGAGTTTTTGAAATATGCGACCGGGGTTTGTTTCTCCGGCCTTATTGTTGCAAAGCCTAATTTATAAGCGTCACCTGGTCTTAAGAATGTTTCTTGCCGAAGCAATGGAAGGATAGCACTTTCACTAAGCTGTGTTTTATCTTCGTAGAATTTTAGAACTTTCTTTTCAACGCCCTTAATCATTTTGGCATATTCGGAAATGTCATCTGAATTACCATTAATTCCGCCTGAAGGTAAGTGAATAACAAAATCAGTCCCGGGCTTCAACTCCCTTTCTGTTCCTGCCATAAATATCACAGTAGCAATACTGCCCACCATTTCACGTCCTATGGTTTTGATAGGTTTCCCTAAGCTTGTTAAGTAGTCGTGTATTTCCCAGCCACTTGTAACAACACCGCCAGGGGAGGTGATAAAAACATTAAAGGAATCGGCTTTAGGTTGGTTCTTAACTTGCATTATCACATCCAAAAGCTCTACGCCTTTTTCAACAATAAACCCGTCATCGTCTAAGAATGTACCTATAACCCCGTTTATGTATATGTTACCTTTCATTGTCTGTAAAGTTAATAGTTAATACTACTGGCTGTTGGTAGTTAATTTGATCAAAGATTAAGGTTGTTTATTTGGTAATATTCGTCATATTAAACAACCTTCTTCATTTCCCTTACTGCCCTTCTAACTGTGGGGAGGCTAAGCCCCATTTCTTCGGCCACCTCCTCATATCTTTCCATCTTACCGCCTGTCTTTTTCTCGAATTGCAAATAAATATCCAGCTCCTGTTTGACAATCAAACTAATCTTACCAGCTTTTGTGAGCCTATCGACCACATCAATATGAACGGTCAAGAATTCTATGAGTTCCATTTGTCGCATACACCTATTGATTGTCTTAATTTGTAAGGTAATTCACATCCGCAATCCCCGCACATTTTACCGCTTATATCTGGAATTCGTTCGTCCTTAACACGGAAAAAAGATATAGGCTCCTTTTTAAAATGTTCACACCCCAGGCAGGTTTTTAAGCGTTCTTTTGCTTTTTCATCCCATTCAACTGATCCGGATTTGAAATTTTTCTTTCCCTCTTTGTAAGGGTCTAATCCCTGTTTTAATATCGTTTGAAATTTACTCATAATTAAAAAGCATTTTCTTTTTGTATTTGTCGTCTCTCTGAAAGGTTGGTTATTCCCTGTTGGCTCCCTTGTAGCGTACCAGTTGAACTACCCTGAAGTGCGCCCTCTCTTACGCTCTCCCCGATACTTTCCGCGAACACATTCATATCAATAGATTGCATTATTCTATTTTGCACAATACTGTTGTTTACCGAATTGCCAGCTACCCGACCGCGGGCCGCCAATGGTATTCCCCCACCGGCAACGTTTATATCTGAAATTAATTGAGGAAACATTTTAAAGGATTTCCGCGTAAGTATCGGCTCCCCGTCTTCGGCCTCTATAATCTCGCCACCTTTGGAATGGGTATTGCCTTTTATCAATCTTCCTTTTGCCGCCTGTGGGACTTTGGTTTGTGTGATGTTCTTAACCGCTGCAAATCCTGTGGCTGTGGCTGCCGCTACCGCTGGAATGGCTGCAGGGAATCCCAATGCAACACCCGCTGAAATACCTTGATACGTATTAATTAGGGCTTGCGCCAATGCTACTGCCTTCCCGGCTTTGGTTTGCTCGCCTAATATTGAAGCCAATGAGCCTAAAGTGTCTGCGTACATTTGGCGTTTAGCGCGTTCCTTTTCACGTTCTATTTTCTCCTGCTCATTGGCATACTTTTTATTGATTAAAGATATTTTAGCCCCGGAATCTTCGGCTGATGCAATTTCTTGCTGTTTTTGCCTTTCCAGTTCGGCTGCCCTTCTTTCAAAATCACTTTCTAATCTTTCATCTGCAAGTATTCGTTCGTTTTCAAGGTCTATTAACTCCCGCTCTTTATTTGCTTCGTCAAATAATAACTTGGCTTCGGTTTCCCTCTCCCGGGATTCATTTCTTATTTCCTGTATTTTATCTTGGTATTCCTGTTCATTAATTGCGCCTTCTTCAAACTGCAAATCTGCAAGGCGTTTATCTTCTTCAAGGATATCCTGTGAATTCTGGATCTCAAAATCCAAACGCTCCTGGGTGAATTCTTTATAATCGGTTTTTCTTTTCTCGATTGATTCCAGTAATGCATCCCTTTCAGCTTCGGCATTCTCAATAGCTAAATCTCGCTGCTCCTCTAAGAATTCATTCTTGATATTAATGATTGCCGCTTCGTATTGCGTTTGATTTATTTGTTTGGTTTCAAACTTCTCCTCTTGGATAGCGATTTCCTTATCCCGAGTTTGTCTTGCAATGGCTAACTGCTCCTCAGCTGATTTCTCTCGGAAACCCTGTTGGGCTAAGAATAGTTCCAGTTCTTGCTCGCTGGCTTCAATCGCTTGCGCTTGGCGTTCTTTGATTAATTCTAAGCCTTCTTTTTCTAAGGAATTACGATTAACCAATTGCTCCGATCTTTGCCCTGTAATCCGCTCCTCTATGTCTGCGATCTCGGTTAATGCTTCGGCCTGAGCATCCAATGTTTCTTTCGTGGAACCCTCCTGGGCAATCCTAAGATTTGCAACAAGTAAAGCTTGTTCTGCTAATCTTCTTTCTTCCTTAACCTGCCTGTTTAATACGTTTCCTAATTCCTCATTTGCGCTGATACGCTCCTGGATGGTTTTATTTTCATCGTCTCTAATTTGCCTGTATTCCTCTGCTTCTTTTTGGTATTCCAACTGGGCTAATCGCTGTAATCTTTGCGCTTTAGTTAGTTCGGCTTCCGCTTCCGCTAACTCCAGACCAGCCGCTGCGGTTTCCTCGATTTCATTTTTAAAATTCTGAACGCCTTTTGCCGCTTCATCAAATCCTAATGCGGCTAATCCTATTGTAGCTGTATTTAGAAATGTAGATACTGCTTTTTCAGCAAGCTCAAATCCCTCGACTATACCATCGATTAAGAAGCCGCCCAATGGTTCTAATGCTGATAGTATCTTGTTGAACAAGGCGGATAGGGGAGCCATTGCCTTGCTTAATTTATTACTGGCATCCTCACTTCTATTCAAAGCGTTTTGAACAAGTAGAAATCCTGCCGCCAATGCTGCGATAACTATTCCTATTGGCGTAGCTATAAACGTAATGGCTGCCTTAGTGAATCCGATTAAAGCAGTTTTTGCCGAGGATAAACCTGCACTCACAAGTGGCAAAACCCCGCCCGCTTCTTGGCTCATTTGCACGAATTCCCCGAGCGGACCGAGAGCACCTTCTACTGCCCCTTCGTAATTACCAATGTTTATTTTTTGCTGCTCATAGCCTGAAACATTCTCTTTTACGGCTTGATTATTCTCGTTTAGTTTATCATTCAGACGTTCCATTGTTTCAATCCCTTCGTCTGTAGTAAGGTCTAATTCATTCCTAAGCTGTAGAAGTTCTTTATTGCTCTGTCTGGTCTCATTAATGGTTCTATTCTCACGCTCTAATGCGTTATTAACCGCCTCAATGGAAGAAATGCGTTTACCATTCTTATCAGTAAGACTGCCCATAATTTTTTGAAGGTCTTTCTGTTCCTTCTTAGATGTTTTTAACTCCTCATTCGTCTTTTGCTCATTATCATATAATTCCCGCTTTTTTTTATTCAGGGATTTAATATTTTTTTCAGCCTTCTGGTATTCTTCTGACTGTTCATCCGAGGTTTTAATTAAAGTTTTTTGCACCTTAATTTCAGCCTGTATAGCTTTTTCAAGTTCACGCTTGTCCCGCCTCAAGTCTTTTTGCTGCTCAGTCAATTCATAAACTGCATCTTTGGTTTCTTTCAGGCTTTTCTCTACTGAAGCGGAATCAAAAGTAAATGTTCCAATGTCTATATTTTCTGCCATCTTATGTTTTTTTAAGTCTTAGGAATTCGCCTTTTGTAATCTCTCCTGTTTTCCAAGTCAATTTATTTAGGATGTAGAACTGGTTTTCCTGATCGAAATATTTAGGCGTTTCTAAATCTATGCTTTGAAACTGATAAGCGGATAAGGCCAATTCAATTTCGTGTATTCTAGTGTCCTCTAAAACGAGCCCTATTAAATTATACTTCGATTCAACTACCTCCCGCATTGTTGTCCCTGATAAGCGTGCCACATAAAATTTAGGCACAAGTCTATTGCCCACCTGAATATTTAACCCCACAGGGCTTCTGGATATGTAATAAAATCTATTATCAAGTGCCTTGTATTCTACCTCGCCTTCATCATTAATTTCTTTATTCCACATTCTAAGAACAGGAACTTTAAGATTATCCGATAAGGTTAATTCAACTGGCAATTTATCCCCGGTATAAAACTGGCTTTTAAATAAATCTATTTCATCTTTAATATTATAATTCTTAACGCTTATGAAGCTATCATTGTACTGCGCCTCATCGTCATTATATTTCAATCTTAAATAATTATTCTTAGCGTAATCAGGAAATTCATAAAACTCATTGGTTCGCCTCACGTAATACTTAGATAAGTCTTGAACAGTTTCAGTGCTAAATCTTTCTTTTATAGATTTGAATTCAATGTGTTTTTTTAGCCCGGCCGTAAATGGGGTAAGACCTCCCCTAAACATAACTTCTTTTAGAAAATCCTTTATAGATATATTTTCTAAAGATTCTCTGAAATTTATTTCTTCAATTCCCAATACTTCCACGCCTAATGAGCCATATGTTATATTTAATTCGTCTGTATCCGCGTTCCCGGCAAGGTAAAATCTTTCAGTTATTGGATATTCAAAATCGTCTGGGTTAAAGTTTGCTTCTTCTAAATGCTGCAATTCTATTTCCACAATACTGCCCCCTTGTATCACGCCATTGTAGTTGGTTAGATCGCCAGCCCTACCTACCTTCATAACTTGTCCATTAATAATTAAAGCAACCTGAAACGGGAGACTGAAATTAAACATCCGTGACGCATAAATATTTGCTGCAATTAGAAAAAAGTGGTAGTCAATACTCCCCGCGAAGTTAAAATAAATGTTATACCTACCTGTTTGGTTTATTTTTATTTTCCAGTTATCTATTGGCGTAGCTTCGGGGTCAGCAAGAATAGTTCTAAATCCCTTATAGGAATCATTAAAATCCCCGGAGTATCCATCGCCGTAAGTAGCAAATGCAATACCCTGTGGCTCCCCTTCTGTAATTTGCGGCGGGCTTGGATAGGTTATGTATTTATATTTTATAAAACTGAAATCCCCGGAATACGTCCAGCCTAAATAATCGAATATCTTATCCCATAAATACTTAACCGAAACGCTGGGAACCTGGTAGGCGAAATCTATATTTACCCCGTCATAAAGTTTGCCATTGTAATCTGCCACAAGGTAAATATAAGCCGGGTCTGTTTCTACCCAGCTATTTACGATAA